CTTCCACTAGTCTTTGCCCTATTATTAACATTCCCTTCATTTATTCCTGGTCTGGAAAAATACATAACAACAAAGTTGGAGTTAACTGAAGGAATAGAAACTCTTGTTGGATTGAGTATAGTGATGTTTTTTGTCCCTTTCTTTATAAGTTCACTTTTAGGTTCCAGACTTTGTTTGAATGGACTTCTTTTTCTAAATTCCTTAAACAGTTGTTTTACGAATTTATTTTGTAAAATAACCCAACTAAAAACCAGTCTTTTTGGTTTAATAAATAATTCCATTACAAGCTTTGACTTAATCTCATCAACTCTTTTGGGTTTTATATTAGCTCTTGCCATTCTTTCAGTCTTTAGTAACTCTGCTTCATCTCTACTATCTCTTTTGACTAACATCTATAGTTCTGTGACTACTTTTACTGTCTCCTTTTTGATAAATGGTGTTTTAATACTAGGTGTTTTATGTGCTTTTCTGGTTCTAAAATGTGTAATAATAAACATAGTATATTTGTTGGTTTTAGTAGATATAATTGTTGTTTCCCTTGATGGAATATTCATTAGTAACTTCAGATCGGTCATAGATAAATATTTGGATTTGTATATCTCTCTAACAATTTCTTTTATATTACTTAAACTATTAAACTCATGTATAATACCAAATCTGATTGACTTGGAAACACAACTAGTTCAATTCTTTGGCTCAGTTTCTCTTATAGGTAGCTTATTGTCAGCAATTAGTGGTGTTATAGTATACAGTTTTATCAGTCTCTCCATATTATTCCTTATCTTTGTTACAATTGAAACAATATTCAGTAACTTCAATATAACATTATCAATAACTGGTAAACTTTCAAGGTTACTTGGACGTTAATTAAGTGGAATTTGAATCATACTTTCTCCATTTTCTAGGACTTCAATAAAGCCAGTATAACATAAAGGTATTGTAAGAGTTAGGACAGTACAAGAACCAGTAAATGTCAGTAATGAACAGAATCCACCTAAACTTGAACTTGGAAGAAGAGAAGCAGGTGTAAAGACTGTTATTAGACATTCAATAAAGGTGTAACAAAAAACAGTATATGTCCAAAGACTACGACAATACTTAACAGGATAAATTGATTGATACTCAGGGGTAGGAGTGAAGTGATTGGTATTAGGTAAAAAACAGATACTTCTAAAGCCTCCAATAAAAGTCAACAGAACTTTGGAATAAACCGATTTAGTAAATGTTGACATTGTTTTATGTATTATACAGATTTGATTTGAAAAACTATTGATAATAACACATGATAAATAGTTACAGAATAAGAAAGTGTAAAAATAAGAACCAATAGGCAGGTTTGGACAATAACGTGTTGTTAAGGTAGAAAAACTAAAAGTAGAAATTGTATATATACACATATTAGTTAGATAAAATTGAGAGGTTGTCGAACTAAAGTAGCATAAGTCAATACACAAAAAAGTTGAAGTTCTTAGACATGAGTAATAAAGTCTACTTAAACTGTTTGGTGGAAACGAACAATATAAATATATAACAAAAAACTTGTGAAAAGCTGTACAAACCGTACAAGATATTGTAAAGTATTGCCCTGAGTCTGTAAACTTCCATGTTACGGGAGTTTTGTAAGTATAAATAAAGTATGCCGAACAGTAATCATGTAAATGGTATCTCTCATAGGAACAAGTTACTATATTGATTGTTGTAACTCCATTTTGTGTTGGAGAAGTCTTACTGTAATATGAAGGATAGAAAAATAAGGTAAAAACTCCAGCTCTATCACATATGTTCTTAATAGTTAAAACTTCTATTTTGTAATTCCCCGAATAATAATTAAGACCTACATTATAAGTTACAATTGGATTATGATTTAAGAAACCGAAAGCAAATGAAGTTAGTATAACTGAAAGGATGATACCTACAACAAGAAACAGTAAAACAAGAATATTTTTCTCCATACCCAATATTCTTTAAAAAAGGGGTAGTGAAAATTGATAATCGTTAGAGAAATTTTAAATACCTTTTTACTAATACTTCATCAAGCTAATCTACTATAGAATTGAAAGTATGATTTACATGAAGGATTTTATATACCTTGTAAAACTGATAAGCTAATCTACTATAGAATTGAAAGTAATGCTTAATTGCCTTCTGTATCCATTCATCTTCTCTCCTAGCCATAAGCTAATCTAGTATAGAATTGAAAGGTGACCCAAGATCTGTTACTAAAGATGAAGGGATTCCAAAAGCTAATCTACTATAGAATTGAAAGACATAATCAGAGAAGGTTATGAGACAGGGTTGAAACTTAGCTAATCTACTATAGAATTGAAAGATTCCTGCTTCGATCTGGTGTAGATGGATGGGTGGTAGGTAAGCTAATCTAGTATAGAATTGAAAGTCAATAATCAGATCTTTCAAATTCGCATAAAATGCACCATGCTAATCTACTATAGAATTGAAAGAGTCAAGACGCCCGCAATCGCTAAAAACGCTTCTAGTGCTACTGCTAATCTACTATAGAATTGAAAGGCAATAATAGATAAATTAGCTGAAATTTTGCCAGAAGTTGGCTAATCTACTATAGAATTGAAAGTTATAGCGATAATTAGTAGCAATAGTAACAAAATATGTATAATTGTAAAGAAAATGATAGCTAAAAACTTTTTTACCGTTCACATATGCAATTGAAAATCTGACATTTAAATGTATATGACATGTTTATATAATGCTCGAAAATATCTAAAATTATGAAAAAGCAAAGAAATAAGTATATCGAATTACGTATACCATCAAAGTATAAAAATCTTTTTTATGAGAAAAGAGAGACAATAAAACAAGAGATTGACAGAATTCTAAATTCTCAAAGAGAATTCAAAGAAATTGAAAGTAACGAAATTTATGATGAGCGTGTTTTTTTCACAATTGATGAACTATACTATCAAAAGCTTGAAGAATTAGCAAATAAATATAATATGAAAGTATCTAAATTAATAAGATCTATATTCTTTAAGTTAATTTAAATATTTTTTTCTCCTCTTTTTTAACTTCTAAATATCATAACTTGTACTTTTATAAATATATAAATTTGTCATATTATAAGTTTTAAATAAGGCGAAAAAAATGGCTTCCTTAAAAGAGGTAATAGATGAATTAGGTAAACAAGCTAAAGAAAATAATAAAATAGCCAGTAGAATTTTAAAAATCAAAGGTCTAAAAAGACTAGTAGTTCAATTAAATGCAGTCCCTGATAACGGCAAAATAAGATATTCTATGACCATTCATAGTCAAAATAATTTCAGAAAACAGTTAGGAATAACTGCAAATGACAGTGAAGATTTAAGATTAATTGCAGAATTCTTAAATAAATATGCTGACTTATTAAACGAATATGTAAAATTTACGCCAAGGAATAATAATAGAGTCCAAGAAGAAGAATTAGAATTAGAAGAAGATACAGAAAGTCAAAAAGAGCAAAAGAAAGAGAAAAAAAGAGAAAAGAAAAACGTAGAAGATGAATTTTAAAACGTCATAAGATAAATTTTTTTTCATGAGTAGTTCAAATCAACTTCTTGAAAAAATAAAATCTCATTCTTTTTTTTATAATCCAAGAGATACAGAAAGAGTTTTAAACATTATCTTATCTGGAAAACAAATTGAGGAAAGAAAAAAAATTGAGATTTTAAAAGCTTACAAACGCGGAATTGATCAACAATATTTTCAAAGCTATTTATTATTTAATGATGAAGTTAAGTTTATTTCGAAAATTACAAGTTTTAAAGTAAAAGATGGTTCAGTAATAGCAAAATTTCAAAATGGATTTACTGGCGAATTTGATCCACATCTTATAGCTGATAATCCTGAAGATTTCTATAATTTAATTACAAGTTACATGTTTGTCAAAATTAGAAAAGGTATAGAAGGCTGGTACATTAGCGATATTTATTCAATTGAGCCACCTAACAATTATGAAATTGCAAAAGAATTATTTGAATTAGCAAATTCAGAATATTCAACTTATGCACTTTTATTGCAAAGTTTTGGATATGATCCTTCAAAAATGGATATAAATGACATTTTCCTCTTCCTACCGAGATTATTTCCGCTCTTCAAATCTCCAATAACAAAAAGACAAATTAATTATATTGAAATTTCTAATAGAGGAACTGGAAAAA